GCCATTCGCCGGGCAATCAACCGCACGTGCGTCTCGGCTGCGGTAAGCGTCGAGAAAGCCTTGGTCGTTCAAACCGGGCTCAAGCGTGGCGTGATCCATCGCGCCGTCAAGCGCAAGCCTGGTGCCGCCGGTCAGCTATCATTCGTGCTGAAATCGCGGGGCGGTAACGTCTCGCTGAAATACTTCAAGGCGCGCGAAACCCGCAAGGGTGTGAGCGCCGCGCCGTGGGGACATAGGCATATCTTTGCTGGGACCTTCATTAAAGGCGGAACGTTCCCGCATCGCGTCGCGCTCAATATGAGCGGCCAGGTGTTCAAGCGTGCCGGCAAGGGGCGCAAGCCGATCGTCAAGCAGAAGTCCGGCCTGTTCATTCCGAATGAAATGGTCACCGGCGCCTCGGCGACGGCCTTCCTCTCTGCTGTTCGCACTGTGCTGCCGGCTCGCCTGCAGCATGAGATATCCGCAATCCTCGGCGGCGTCGCGCCCTCATAATCGAACCGCATCGGCGCGGGTCCTTCCCAGGCCCACCCCCGGTGCGGCGTTATAACGGCCCGCCGCTTCGCCAGTTCAAAAGCCTCGAATTCACGGTTGTCAGGGTTGTCACCGCCAATCGTTAAGGTTGTCAGATGGCTCCTGCCGCTGTGATGCAAACACCGGCCGAGGTTGCCGAGCGCGATGGCGTCTCGAAACAGGCGGTGACGAAAACGGTTCGCAAGCTGGCCGAGGACAAGTCGCTTGAGGTCGAGCGCGACGAACGTGGCCGTATAGTTCGATTCAATGTCGCGCAGTATGATTTTCTGCGCGGCAAGGTTGGCGATCCGAGTAAAGACCAGCGCCCCGAACAGCCCGATCCACCGCCGACGCCGAGCGAGAGTCGCGCAGGCTACAATGACGCGATCACGCTCAAGACGCAGTATGAAGCTGAAACCAAGCGCCTGGCGCTTGAGGAGCAAATCGGCAAGCTGGTGCGGGTCGATGAATTGTCCGCGGCCGTCAATGAATGCGGCGCGGCGATTGCCGCCAGCATTGGCCAGCTACTGAACGCAACCGACGCGCTGGCAACGGCGATGGCGCAAAGCGGCACTCATGGGCTGCGCGTCGAATTGAAGAAAATCGAAAACCGGATTCGCGGGGAAATCGCCGACAGTCTTTCAGCGTTGGCGCAACTGGCGCCGGCCAAACCGGCCGAGGATCAATCCTCGGCGCTGTGAAGTGACATGCGCGATCATCCCTCGGCCTTATCCATCATCGCCGATGGCCTGTCGCGCATCATCCGTCCGGCCGATGCCGTCACGCTGTCGCGCTGGCTTTCAGAAAATCTTGTTCTGGTTGATGGCGAGCAGGCTGGATCGCTGTGGAGCGCGGTTGGCGCGCCGTACCTGGCGGAAATCGCAGATTGCCTGTGCGATGATCATCCGTGCAATTTCGTTACGGTGCGCAAGTCGCAGCAATCAGGCGCATCGATCCTGGCCCTCGGCTGGTGTCTCTATGTGGCCGATGTCGAGCCTGCCAATATGCTCTATGCGGTGCCCGGTATCGAGGCGCTACGCGATCTGAACAGTGGTAAGCTGCAGCCGCTGATCGACGCGATGCAGAAGCGCGCCAAGCGCGAGATTATTCTGCCGCAAACGGCGCGTTCCGGCGCTGGATCGACCACGTTTGAAAAGGTTTTTGCGCGCGGCGGCCGCCTGTATCTCGGCAACGCCAACGCGGTTATGGACCTATCGTCCAAGACGATCAAAAAGGGTGTTCGCGACGAATTCTCGAAATGGACCGACATTCCGGGTTATGGCGATCCTGCCAATCTGTTTTTCGGACGCTTCACAGCGTTTCGCCGGTTCAAGACGTTCAAGATTCTCGATATTTCAACGCCGGAAATCGACACGGGCGATGAGACGGGCAAGACTGACGGCCATTGCCGCATCGATCTGCGCTTTCGTGCATCGGATCAGCGGTTCTGGCATTGTCTGTGCCCGGAATGCGGCGAGTTGTTTATTCACGACATTGATAGGTTGCAGATTAACGTCAAACATCCGCATTTGAGCGCCTACCGCTGCACATGCGGGCATGATGTCACCGAGAGCGAGCGCATTTCCGCGATCGATGGTGGTGACTGGATCGTGACGAATGAGGCTGGCGATCATCCCGGCTTTCATATCGATGCGTTCATTTCCAAGATGATGTCCTATGAGGCGATTGCCGAGGACAAGATTGAGGTCGATCGCAAGAATACCGAAACGGCCCGCAAGGATTTTGACAATCTGGTGCTTGGTCGCCCGCATCGCGTGCGCGGCGACGCACCGGATCATGAAAAGCTGATGTTGCGCCGTGAGGAATGGCTGAAACGCGGCCATATTCCTCCGCGGGCGTTGATCTATACCGCCGCGCTCGACGTGCAGATGCGTGGCGGTTGGCTTGAAGTTGTAGCGTGGGGATCGAACCGCGAAAGCTGGTCGGTCGATGCGCGCTACATTGAGGGCGATACCGCCGATGTAAACGGCCCGTTCTGGCAAGAGGTCAAGCGGCACACGATCGATGCCAAGTTTCTTGATGCGTTCGGCGGCACCAAACAGATTGATGCGCTCGCGGTCGATACAGGCTATCGCGCGAATGCGGTGTTGTCGTGGATTCGCAAGCACCAGCGCCTGCATCCTGACACCGGCTATGATGTCATTCTCGGCATCAAGGGCCTGCCGGGCTGGGGTAAGCCGGCCATCGGGCAGCCGACGCTGGTGGACATTGACCTGTCTGGTCAGAAGATCAAACAGGGCGGAAAGGTTTGGGGCATCGGCACCTGGCCGCTGAAAGCGGATTTTTATTCGTTCCTCCGCCAGGAAGGCATCAAATCGGGCCGCGAGAAAGACCCTGACGGTTATTGCCACTTCGGCGAATGGCACGATGAGGTCTATTTCAAGCAGCTTGTCGGTGATCGCCTTGAGCCTGTGAAGATTCACGGCAAGGTGGCCGGCCAGCGTTGGGCGCAAATCAAGGACAATCACTTTCACGATTGTCGAATCTACAACATGGCGATGGCCGAATATCTCGGCATTTCGCAGATCACGCCCGAAGAATGGCGCGTGCTTGCCCTTCGACGCGGGATGCCCGCGGAGTTGAGCGAGCCGAACCTGTTTGCGGCATCGGCTCCGGCTGGTGTCGCGCCGGAATCCGACACGGCAGACTCACCGCACACAAACGCCAGTGAGCAACCTGGGATTCCGGCTTCATCAACGTCCGACTGGCTCGGGCGAGATACCCACGGCTGGCTAAGGCGGCAATGACGATGGCTTATTCGCAATCTGACATTGATGCGCTCAAGGCAGCCATCGCGACCGGCGCCACTCTGGTCAAGTTCGGCGCCGGCGCGGATTCGCGAGAGGTGCGCTATCGCTCGCTGGCCGAAATGCAGGCGACACTCGACATGATGGAGTCGGAGGTGTCGCCCGGATTGGCAGCGCCGCGAACCTCGTATGTTGCTCATAGTCGGGACTAGATCGCATGAACCTCATTGATCGTGCGATTGAGATATTCAAGCCGCAAGCAGCCGTCGCTCGCGCGGCTGCGCGGCATTCATTGAATCAAATTCGCGCTTATGACGGGGCGATGTTCGGCCGTCGCACGCAGAACTGGAAGGCGAACAACGCTTCGGCCAATGTCGCCATCAAGGGCGCGTTGCCGGCGTTGCGCGCTCGCTCCCGCGATGTATCCCGCAATACGTGGTGGGGTGCACGCATCAAGTCTGTTGTCGTGGCGCATTCGGTCGGCGCTGCAATCATGCCGAAGCCGAACACTGGCAGCAGGCGGCTTGATCGCAAGGCGAAAGCCGCTTGGAAAAAATGGTGCAGGGCGCAGAATTGCGACGCCGAAGGGCAGTTGAATTTCGATGGGTTGCTGGCACTGGCTGCCGGCTGCATCGTTGAGTCTGGCGAAGTTCTCGGACGTATGATCCCAGTGATGCAGACGGCGGCCGATGTTGTTCCGCTGGAACTGCAACTGCTTGAGCCGGATCACCTCGACAGCGCCCGTGACCGGGTAATGAATGCCAGCGAGATCGTTGATCAGGGCATTGCCTACAACGAACGCGGCAAGCGTATCGGCTACTGGCTTTTGCCAGTGCATCCAGGTGCCCGCGGCGTGGTGATGCCGCGCGTTTCGATCCGTGTTGATGCGCGCGATGTGCTTCACGCCTATCGAAAGGATCGCATCGGCCAGGGCCGCGGCGTTCCGTGGGTTGCACCTGTTCTGCTCAAGGGCCGCGATGTCGCGGACCTTGAAGAAGCGATCGTGATTAAATCACGTATCGAGGCGTGCCTGGCCGTGTTCGTGAAAACGAACAATCAGGCCAAAACGCTGACGGCCGGCATGACCGAAACGGCGCCCGGTCAGAAGCCGCGCCGTATCGAGACGCTTTCGCCGGGAATGATCGAATACCTCGACAGCAGCGAGGAGATTTCTGCCGTCACGCCGTCATCGACGGCTAATTTCGAGACGGTGCTGCGTACAACCTGGCTCACGCTCGCCGCCGGCGCCGGTATCACCTACGATCAGCTTACTGGCGATCTTGAGCGGGCGAATTTTTCTTCGCTTCGCGCCGGCAAGATCGAATTCCGGCGGATGATCGAGCAATTCCAATGGCACACGCTTGTGGCGATGTTCTTGGAGCCGCTTTGGGAGCGATGGGTGGAGGTCGCGCAGGATTCAGGCGTTCTGCCGCGCCGAAAGGAAG